GGTGTAATTACAATTCCAGGTGCTGCCATTGGTACCCATTTCATTATCTCTTTACCTTCTGTAAGGAATAAGAATCCAGGTTTAAACTCAAGATATCCTACTATTATTTGTACTTCTGGTGCAAATATAGGAATAAGTTTAGGCAATACAACAATAGAAAAAATTGCAGTTAAAGCAATGATACGTCTTGTCCATTGAAACCCTGTGTTCTCATACTCTCTTGCCGATTTAAAACCTTCTTGTTGAACAGCATTTCTTTCTATAAGAAGTTTTTGTTCTGATTCTTTAGCTTTAATTTTCTGTGACCATATGCTCATGACTCCACCAAGTACGGTAGAGCCAAGCATGGTAATCATTTCAAATGGTATACCCATAATATTACCTACTTAAGTATAACAGCAATGACTGCCACTACACATATAGCTAAAGCTATTTGTTTATGTTTAGGCATAGACATTACTTTATCTTTAATCCAATTTAGTTTTTCCATATAGTTCTCCTTTGTTAATTTATAAAACTCCTGCCCCACACATGAGTGTTATTTTATTTTTATTGTCTTACTCTTCTTCTCTTCTGGAAGGTTAAGCTTCATCTTAATTAAAAGTATGCCGTCTTTAAACTCTGCATCTTTAACTTCAAGATGTTCTGCAAGAGTCCACTTCCTAGTGAAGGCTCTCTTTGCTATTCCTTTGTGAAGAAAACTTTCCTCTTCGTCTTTTGATTCTTTAGAAGCTGATATAGTTAAGACATCTTCTTTGACTTCTACATTGATATCACCTTTAGTGAATCCTGCTAAAGCCATTTCCAATTCATAACCATCAGTACCTAGCTTACGAATATTGTAAGGTGGGTAACTTGGTGCTTCAAAGTTTGACATTGAAGACAGTTGGTCAAAGATAGAATCAAAGCCGACTGTTAAGTTTTTAAATGGGTCTGCATTAAACATCAGACCTCTTCTTGTTGTTGTAGGTATATTCATAATTAACTCCTTTCATTAAGCAAGTTATTGTTGTTATTGTTGTTGTCATCTAGAGTGCTACCTATAAGCCACTCCAAATATTTATCGGCCTCTATCTAGTAGACCACCTTTTTTAAAGCTGACTCCAAACGTTGGGGTAATTTTTCCATCATTAGTAACTTGAACTCCACCTGTAATATCTTTACCAAAAAGACTTCCAAGATTTTTACTTACACCAATTGAACCAGTATCTTCTCCAAAATTATATTTTCCTGTTACATCAATACCTTTTATGTTAGTACCAAAACCACCTACTACATCTGTTTCAGTTCCTTTAAAATTTAAATCCCTTACATTTTCAGCAGATAAAGTGTTTTGAAGTCCTACAGAAACAACACCAGGTAGACCACCTACTTGTCCATACGCATTAAAATTTGTACCTGATAAAAGACCTTGATTAAATGCATTTAATGTAGACTGCACAGGGCTTCTTTTAAAATCTGTATTTTTAAATGAATTAATAGAAGTACCATATAAATTATAATTAAGTTTAGATTTTATTTTAGAGGCAACAGCTTTTGTTTTTGATGGTACTTTTTTAGTAAGAATATTTTGACCTTGTTTTTTTAGATTACCTAAAAAGTTTCCACCAGTTTTTTTAGTTGGCCCAGATATATCAGCCATAGTAGGTCTACTACTAGGAGTATTAGTACTAGTAGTACTAGGAGATTTTTGAGCAACTCTACTACTTCTACGTCCTTTTCCTGGACCACCAGGAGTTTGTCCTTGTTTACTATTATTACTTTTATCTCTGTTATTACCACCTGGATTGCCACCATCTCTAGCTCCACCTCTACCACGACCAGCACTACCCATACCAGAAGCACCTGCTCCACTATCAGCACCACCACCATATCTAAACCCAAGTCTAGTCATCTCTTCTTTACTAGGTTTTCTTATTGGTAAGTTAACTTCTTCTTTTTTTTCTTCAGCCATTTTCATTAAAGCTTTAGACACAGCTTCAAATCTTTTAGTTATCCCACCTAGCTTGCCATTTTTTTTAGCTTCTTTATATTCATCGTTGTTTAAAAATTCTTTAGCTGCGTCTTTGTATCTACGTTTATTTATAAGAGCACGAGTAACATCACTCTGACCTATTGAACCTCTATAGTACTCACTAAAGATAGCTTGTTGTGCGTCTTCAGGAAAGTTTTTAAAGTCAGGAAGAAGAGCATTAACTTCTTTTAATCTTACTTCTATATCTTGTTGTAATAATTTTTCCGCATCTTCTTTATCTATTCTATCAACAGAAATGTTACCAGTTCTACCATCAATTAATAAATGACCATAACCTACTGTATCATAACCCTTTGTATCTTTATAAGGCTCAAGTCGTAGTCCTTCTGCTTGTCGAATATTTTCTTTAAACTTTTCAGCATCTATGTTAGCTCCTTTGTTAGCTTTAATACTACCAAAATATTCCTCTGTATTTAAAGGACTTTTTCTAGAATAAGTACTGCCACCATAGTTAGTAATAGAATCGTTAGCAGTATTAATAGTACCATACATCTTGTCTCCTACTTTCATAAACTCATCCATTTTTCTACGTCTATTAGTAGGTACTGATGCCGCTAGCATTCCAAATTGTGCTAATGTTTTTTTACTTGACATTTCCATATTAATTATTCCTTTGTTGTAATCTTCTTGTAAGTTCTTTAACATACCCACCTTGATTAAACATTCTTGTTGATTCATTTCCTTGTTTAATATCTTCTTTAAAGTTAGGGTCTCCTTTATATACTAGTCCTGGTATACCTAATCTACTTAAAGCTGCTCTAACAGTAGGAAGAGGAAGAGCTTTAAAAAAACTTCTCATCATTTTATCATAAGCACCTGGAGTACCAATTGCTGTTTGAACGGGGAATTGAAGACCAGCTTGAAATATATTTTTAGCAATAGAAGTACCAGGAAAAAACTCTAAAGGATTTTGACTACCTGGACCAACTAATTTATTAACTACAAAAGTAGGTAACCAACCCATGTTACCTGAAAGATTCATAGAGTGTGCTGCCCAAATACCTGCATCATCATCTATATTTGTTTTAATTTCACCATATTTTACAAACTCTCTGAGATTATAAATAGCTCCATAAACTGCCAATGCTCCTGTCATTCTAAACAACTGTGCTTGTTCACCACTTTCTGCTTTAGCTATTAAAGCATTTGTTTGTGCTGACTTAGCCATAGCCCAAGAACTAAACTGTCCTATAATTCTTACCCAAGGGTCTCTACTTTGTGTAAAAAGTAATCTATTTCCTACTGTAGGAATAATTGCATCTCTATCTGCAGACTTTAAACCAATTTTATTTAGAATAGATTTAGTAGTACTATTAGCTAGTGCATCATCTAAATTTTTAATAGAACCTAATTTTATTATGTCATCAAAATTATTAATACCTAAAGTACTTAAATGATTTAAATCTTCTACTGTTATTTTATCTATATTTTTTAAATCTTTAATAGACTTTCCACCACTTGCTTCTACTTTTAAAGCAATAGCTCTAGCAGTTTTATGCCCATCTACTATTCCTACATTAAAAGCATAACGTCTAGATAAATTAGTTATACCTTCTAAACCTATTAGTTTAAAAAATTTTTCATTGCTCTTACCAATTAAATCAATATACCTAGCTGATTTTTGACCACCCAACTCTGCACCTTCTCCTCCAATGTAGACGTCTTTTAAAAGTTGTCGTGCTACCTGTCCATGATATAACTCTAGTGCTTCTGCTCCACCTTTTTCTTTACTAGTTCTTCCACTAGTTCTTGCTATACCTTGTATCCAAGAACCAAAATGTCTACTATTTTGAAATGGTTGTACTAAATCACCAAGGTTAGCTATTGTAACTTTGTCCATCATAGTTAAGTTAGCTAACGTAGAAAGAGTAGCTACTATATTTTTTGTTACTGGACTACCGTTTTTACCAAATCTTCCAAACAATGAATTAGTACTATTAATAATAGCTTCTTTATCACTTTGTAATTTTCTTGCAAGGTTAGCATCAAGGTCACTTAATTTTTTAACTCCACCTTGTTTTAAATATTGTTCATCTAATCTTTTAAAATAAGTTCTTAACAACTGTCCTTCAGGACCAAACTTTCTAGCAAATTCTACAGACTGAACACTTTTTTTAGTTAAGTCATTTAACACTGCACCTATATCATTAACTAACCATTTTTCTATTACTTTTTCTACATCATCATAAGAACCTTGAAGTACTCTTTCTTTATTAATGTGTTCACTAAGAGGCAAAACTAATTTTTTACTAACAAATTCTTTCTCTGAATTTATAATACTTTTTTCTAAAGTACCAACTTGTGCTTGAAAATATTTTTCTGCTCTTTGTAAAGCTTGTGCTTTAGATAGTTTACTAGTAACAACAGCATCAGTACCATCTGATTTTAATCCAACTTTGATAGGGTTAGATTCACTTGCATTCTTTGTTAAATTTTGAAAAACTTTTGCCATGTCAAGCATAAAAGCTTTTTTAGATTCAGGACTATTATTAACTGTATTAAAATTAATTTTTCTAGGAAAGTAATTAGCAATAACTTCTGCTTCTTTTATACCTACTTGATTATAATAAGTTTTAAAACTATTTAAAAAATCTTTTATTCTTATTGCTAAATCTTGTGACTCTTGAGAAAATTTTCCTTTAGCTCCTCTAACAATTTTAAGAGCATCAGCTTGTGCTTCTATACTACTATTACCAATAACACCACCTTCACCATAGATAGCTCCAGTAAATTTTTGAAAAGATGTAACAGCAGAGCTTTCAATATTATTAGAATAACCTGTAAGTTTAGCTCCTTGTCCTTTTATTATTCTACCTGTCCAATCAAGTTTAACACTAGTATCAAACTTAGGAAACATCATATTAGAAAACTCATCCATAACAGGGCCACGTTGAGATAGCTTTGATGATTGAGTAGTTGAAAATCTTATGTTTAAACTTCTACCTAAATTTTTAATGTAATTAGAATCAAGTAACTTAGCAAAACCTTTTTGTTCTAGTAAAGGAATACCTGTAACTTTTCCACTTCTTAAAGCTCTACTCATACTTCCTAACACAAAACCACTTGCCATAAATCCATAAAAACCTTCATCAGTTTCAGCAAATAATGTACCTGCAGATGCTCCCATTGCTGCACCCACAAGAGGACGAGTAAAATTAATAGCGAGTGCTCTACCTACTTGAGATTTTAAACCACCTATAGCATGAACTTGTTTAACTAATTCTAAGTTATATTTACTTTCAGCAGTAGCTTGTTTTTCAAGAGCTTTTTTAGCTTCATTTCTTAGTTGAACTGAAAGTTTACTTAAGTCTTTTATGTTTGATAAATTTAAAAGTTTTCTTTCTTTAGGTTTTAAACCAGCATATATTTTTTTAAGACCTTTAGTATCTCCTTGAACTTCTTTAAGTTTTTGAATTACTTTTAAAACATTTTCTCTAGGTAAAATATAATTAACATAGTTGTTATCTTGAACAGCTAATTCTTTAAATAGTTTTTGTACTTCTGGAAGTTTACTTATTTTTTGTACGTCTGCTAATTGTTTAGCACTAAGGTTTAAACCTTTTATTTGATTTTCTTGTAGTAATTTTTTTACAGCTTCTTGTGTAACTTTATCTTTATTAAATAAATTAGGAGCAACTTTACCTGCTACTTTAGAAACACCAGCAGTAACTCCAAGAGCAATAGGAGATAATACTGCACCTGCAGCTGCACCTATAGCTATATCAGTACTAGTAACTTTTTCTCCGCTAGCTCCTTTTTTAATAGCAGTAGTACCTGCACCAACACCAGCTCCTAAAGCTGCTGTAGCTGCTGTAGCTGCTGTATATTTTTTAATTCCTTTGTAAGCTCGTCCTGCTTGTGCTGCTCTTGCCCAAGGCATAAGTAAATATACTGGGTCACTTACCATAACTAACCCACGACCACCCCATACTGCCGCATCATTATCATACTTACCATCTTTAAATTCTGGAAACTGTTCAAAAATTTCTCTTTGTCTTTCTTGTTCTAATTCTTTAGAAGTCTTAGTAGTAACAGCAGCTTTAGTTAGTCTGTATATATCACCAAGTAAATAAGTTTCTTGTGCCGCACCATATTGAGCCTTTTTAATATCAGAAGGTTCATCAAAATTAGTTATAATTGATTCTTCTGGTACAGTAGTTGTACTTATTCCTTGCAAATATGCAGGAATATTACTTTCTTCTTTAGGTTGTTCGGTTTCTAAACCTTGCAAATATGCAGGAATATTATTTACCATTTATTACTCTATTGTAATAGGTTTAAATTTAAGTGTAGAAATTTTTCTGCCTTGGTCATTAGTAGTTGTGTCAATGTAAGATTCATATTTAATACCATCTTTAGTAGTAACTTCATCTCCTATATTTAACATCATATTGTTACCTGCATAAAATTCTTCTTTGCCTGAAAAAGTTACATCTTTAGTATAAGAATTAAGATACTCAGCTGTTACTAAATTTTTTGCTATAACATTACCAAGTTGCATTTTAGAAATGTCAGGAACAACTTCTTCCATTTGTTTTTCTATAGTTACTTCAGATGATTCTTTTTCTTGATTTTTTTTCCAAAGATTATAAGCTTCCATTACACTTTCAGGAATTTCTGATTTTTGTTTATCATCTAATTCAAGTAATTTTTTATCTAATACTTCAAAAGTTCGTTCTTGACCATCTATAGTAAAACTATTTCCATCATCACTTATAGAAGGAATACTTTGATTTATTAAAGTATCTTCAGGTTTTAATATTTCAGCAGTTCTTTTATCTAACATATTATAAATATTAGATAAAGTTTTTCCTTTAGCTTCTCCTTCAGTTTCCATTAATTTATCTAACTCTTGTTTTAAATATGGCATAGTATCTACTAATTCTCCATT